TTTGTGTGATTATTTTGGTTTTCCCACCTGTATTTATATCAAACGAGGCAGAAATCTCTATTGCTTTCTTTGCTTCATTTACTGCAACTTTGGTACTTGTTGGAGAAATGTTAGCTCTTGACAAAGAGCCAAGTGCATAGGATCCACCGGATCCAACTGCATATACTCCACGATCATCTCTGCACCAAGAGAAATCATTATCTATCTGATAAATCTTTCCACGGACACATATTAAGGCATCAAACCCTGCATCCTCGTTAGGCATACCATCTTCCTTCTTTGGAGAAGGATCGTATCCATAGTCGGTAAAAGCTTGTCTAAGTGATGGCATTAGATCTGTCATCATAAACTTATCTAAATTAACTACCTTTGGTAGTTTCGGTGGGATCCAACAGAAGTTGGCAATATCCCCGGCGATAGCATCGCCAGCAAAGGCAAAGACATACTCGCCTTTTTCAATGACTTTATCCATGCCATTGGCTATAAACTTTTGACTACCTGAAACCATCAAGGAATCTGCTGCTATAAGGCCCCAGCCTTTACCTTGGATTCCAACGATGGTGGTCATTATCAGTCCTTAAAACTATTGGTGTTGGCATCGAAGGCTTTACCAGCCATATTCGATAGCTCAACAGCCCCTCGGATATCTTTCATATTAGTTGTTGCTGGTTCAATGCCTTGGTCTATCGCTGACTTGTAAGCATTAAGTTCATTATCCCAAGACTTCTGAGACATTACCCTTCTGCTATTAGCATCTCCTGTATTAACTTGTAATCCTGAATCTCTAAGGCATTCTCCCCAGTTAGCATGATCCTGAGTGGGGCAACCTGTCCTACATGCCATTATGACCTCAATACTAAAAATCCATTATGTGCTTCATCTGAGGCTGCATCAGCCTCTCCTTGAGTCTTTATTATAAACCCTAGACCCACTAAAACATCTTTAACCGCTTCGGTTACGACATGCTCTCTTCCGCCAAGAAAGACATACTGATATTCATTTAACTCATCCTCTGTTACTGCTCGAGATGTGGTGACTGTAGCCCCATCTATCAGGACTGCCACACCCCTTGGAGATACGACTCTTCTCCACCACTTGTCTCGTAGTGGGAAACCTTCCATTACCTGCGGTGGATAGAAAGTATAAGTTGCCATGTTTCTCCTTTAGTAGAGAGGGGGTGAGTTGCCCCACCCCCTCAACTAATTAGCTCAGATTAAAGAGCTGATGCACCGGTTTCCAAACGAACAACGGCATCATCACGGAAGATGCCCCATCCGCCAAAGTACTTCCAGCCGAGTGCTGACTTACGGCGAAGGATGTCGATCTGAGGTGCAATGACAGTTTGTACATCATATACATTAGCCTCAAGAAGAGCTTCCTTACCTACTGCAACAGCCTTGTAGACAGTTGCAGATGAAGCACCGTCTGCACCTGAAGGAACACGAGTTGTCTGAACAACTTGGAATCCTTCAAGAACACCGATGGTGCCTGTCAATAGGTTGCCAACATTCTCAGTTGTGTACTTGTGAATGTCAACGAATCCACCTGATCCAGTTTCGGCACGAAGGTCGAAAGCTTGGCGTGGGTGAATGAATAGAGTGTAGAGATCTCCAACACGAGGTTGTGCTGAAGCCTCTAGAAGTGTGGTCTGAGCCTTACGAAGCATTGTTGTTGAAAGAACATCAGATGCTGTAAGGGTTGCTGTTGAGGTACGGCTTCCACCGTACTTAACAGCAGTTCCACCAACGAGAACGGTTGCAACAAGCTTGTCGAGAGTATCGGCAGCGTTGTATGCAATAGCATCACCAATCATTGTATCAATGTCGGAGAATGCAGCGAAGTTTACCTTCTCAGTTTGCTCAACTGCATTACCGTATTCGGTAACAGTTACGCTTACTTGAGATGGGTTTGCCAATGCAACTGGAGTTACATCGGATGTTTCGGTTAGAGCTGTGGTAGCAGCAGTCAAGTTGGCATAAACTGCAAACTTGAGAGATGTACCCGGGTTGGTCATTGCTACTGGTCGTAGGTCTGCAACAGAACGCATAACAGGAAGTGAGCGGAGTGCAGCACGAACATATGTGTCATATGCATTGACTACGAGGTTGCCAAGACCAGAGATTTGTGTAGTTGCCATTAGGCACTACCTCCTTATTTCTTGGTTAATAGCCCTGCTTACCAAGATCTGCAAAGAGCTGCTTTAAGGCTTCTGGGCCTTTGGCAGCAGCTTCATCCATTTGAGATTGAATCAACTTTTCTCTGTCGGCTGTCATGCCGGCATCCATAGTTGATTGAGCCTTCATGTAATTTTCTTTGAAACCTTCTGGCAAGTTAGAGCTTGCTTGGTTGGTTGATTGACTTTCGATTCCGAAAACATCTCCGTATTCAGAAAGCCAAGTCGACAACGATTCCTCCGTGAGGTCGATGTCCTGTGGAATGAATGCCGCTATTTTCGGATTCACACCACGAGAGGTGAGGGTTTCTTTGATGGTTCTATCTCGTTTTTCTTTACGCAGTTCGGAAAGCTCTACCTGAATTTCTTTCAGTTGCTTTTCTTTTTGCTTATTAGCTTTGCGTAGTTGAGAAAATGCATCATTCGAATCTAATTCGAAATCTTCCTCATCATCTTCATAATTGGACATTTGTCCTACTCCCTTTTTCTATGTTTGTCGCTGGCCTCAAATAGATCGGGGAATCTACTTGGCTCCAACTGCCGGGTTAATACTCATCTCAAGCTCCGGTATATCTAGAGATGGAGTGGGTGTTCAGGTCTTGAACCTGAATGACTGCCAGTCACCCGACCGATTAAACGGTTCTTGTTCTTAATGCTCTCTGCCCAACTCCGGTTGTTCCAGAGAATTGTGCAAGGTTTGTAGCTCTTAATCTACCCATGGTTTCTGTGGCTCCGACATCTCCACCGAACTCGGCAGCGATAGCTTCTTTGGCTCCAAAGTTTTCGCCATAGATTGAAGCAAGATCTCCATACTGCTGAATGTTTCTAGCAACCTGTGAGAACTTCTGTCTCTGAGTTCCATAGGCAAGTGATCCTGCACCATACTGCTGTGCAATATCTGCTTGTTCCTTGGTCAAGCCCTCAAGAAGGGCTGCTGCTGTATTGAGGTTCTTACCTGCAATACCTTCAAGAATTGATTGACCTCTTGCTGGATCAATCATGTAGGCAGTAATCATGTCATCACTAATGCCATAGAGACTCTTAAGTTGACCACGGATTCCTGAATCAGTTGTTTGCACGAAATCTCTATATGCTTGGAATACATTTGCTACATCAACATTTGTATAGTTGTTTTGTAGGAATGTCTGGAAATCGCTTGTTTGATCGTAGAAACCTTTTGGTGCATTATAGGAAGTGAGAACCTTTTGGTATTCATCTTCCATACCAACGATAGTCTTTTCATCTAATGAACGATATCCAGCCTTGATACGAGCTTCATTAACCTTACCGAATCTTTCATAGTAAGGTGCTGTTTGGATTAGTTGTAGATAGAAACCTTCTGTGGTTGTAGGTATCTCATCGAACTTCTTACCACTTCGGTCTACGCCTTCTCCTTTGAAAATATCGGAGATTACTTTACCGAACTCTGGAACACCCATCTGGGTAAATCGTTCTGTAATAATGTCATATGCAGACTTGCGTTCTTTGGCTAACTGCTCAAGCTTTGCTTGCTCGGCAGCCTTCTGTTGAGCAGTAAGTTGTGCTTGGAAACCACTCATTGCTTTTGCAAGGGCTGCATCGATAGCCTTCTGCACATCTTCTGGAGTCATTCCCGGTGCTGAAGTATCTGGTGCTGGAGTATCTGTATATGTTCCATCGCTGTAATAAGTACGAATTACACGACTGGCACCGGATCCAAGAATCTCAGTTCTTACAACAGTTTTAGCTGTTGGAGTACCAACAATCTCAGTACTTCCATCATCATAGGTAACTGTGAATGTGCCATCAGGATTTTTAACACGAGATACTTCTTTTTTACCAGTTTTACTTTCAGGAAAGTTCGACTTAAATGTTCCAGATACTGGATCATATGTATATGGTGCAGTTGGTGTTACTGTTTCTCCATCTGCTGTTGTATAGCCAGTTTCTGTTCTGGTTGCACCGACTGGTATTGGGCCAGTAAATTGCCCACCTTCTGGTGCTGGGGTAGTAAGTGGGGTTACTACTGGAGTACTTGTTGCAGTACCAGTTGCTGTTGCAGCAGCAGTTGAACTATCTTTTGAAGAAGCATCTGGAATTTTAATTGTTGTTCCCGAGAACAAGGTTCTACCATCATTATATTTAGCTTCTGTAGTTAGTTTAGGGTTGGCATCAAGCAAAGCAGAGACTGTAGTATTGTTTGCTTTAGCTATACTAGAAAGCGTTTGACCGCTTTTAACCTTTACTTTTTCTGCCATGTTATAGTCCTAACATATCCTTGAGTTGTAATGTAATTGTGTCTGCCTTACCACGAGCATTAGATGTGAATTGCCAACGGTTATCTTTGAACAGGCTTTGTTCAAACATCCATAAAGGAACTGTCTCATAAGAGGTTGCAGTACCTTTAGCATCTGTAATCGCCTTACCCTGCATAGCCTTGCGGATTGTAGGATCTTCAAGATCTATACCACCCTCTGGGATTTCCAGAATACGAACCATTGCTTGGATGTATGGGCTGGCAATAGCCAACGGAGATTCTCCATTAAGGATTCGATCACGGAAAGCAGGGAAAGCTGCAACAGCTTGTTGACGAAGATTCTCATCAATCTGCTCATTACTAGAATCTCCAAGGAAAACATTCTTGGCAAGATTAGTTGCTGCTTCATCAGTAATGGATAGACCATACTGACGATACTTAGTCTGCACCATCAACTTATTTGAATTGATCTGTTGTTGAACCTGTGGCTGAGATAGATACTTATCTGTCTTGCGGATACCCTTTTCAAAGTCTGCAAGGTTTGTAGACTTAGTTAATAGTTGCTGGAATAAAGGATCATTCACAGAGAACTGTGAAGCAGCCATATTAAAGTTTTTAGTATAAGTCTGGATATAGTCAGCAGCAGCTCTATCGAAGTCAAGACCTGCCTTCATTGCACGAGCAATGTCTGGCTTAACAGTTTCTAACTGATACTTTTCGATAGACTTAAGACGAATCTGATATTGAACTTCATCCTTGTCTACTACCTTTGCAAGAAGCTTATCTCTGAAAGAGGTCTCTTCTTCTTTGGTTAAGGTAATACCATTAGATAAAGCGTAGCCACCTACTGTTGCATTAACTCTCTGATTAACATCTTTATACCAAGCAGTATTACGAAGATACCCTTCAACATTTCCGGGTAGTTCATTAGCCTTAGCAAACTTAATCAGATCGTTATAGATCGTAGGATAGTTAGACTTGAAGTATTCAAGTAGATACTTTGATCCATAGGTTCCAAGAGTTGACTCTTGTGCTGTTGTTAAACCTGTGCCTTCTTCAGCAGTAGCTGT